GGGGTAGGAAGGGGTCTAGGAGCGTGCAGGGGGCTGCCGATTTAGGAAGGGGGTATCGGAGGAGGGGTAGGGAAATGGCAGTGGGAGGGGTGGGATTAATTTTTGTACTCCGAAATAGCAGTACAGTGTAGAGGTCCGACCGGCATTTGCTGCGCGAAACTATGCCTTATCGGGGCAATTCGGGCCATTGCCAAATACGTTCATCGATAGCATGGCCCGAACACAGACCTAAACGTAAAAGCAGCTGCTGCAGCACAGACAAATTAGGCCAAAAAGTGCGATGAGCCCCAGCAAAAACCACACGTGCCGGTGGCTTTTTACCTGCCGGTGGTCGGTCAGAGTGTAGCCGTTATGCTTGTAGCGCCGAGGCTTGCTCACTCGGGTAGCAGCTTCACTGAGACCAGGTAGTTCTTGCCATTGATCTCATTGCGGATACGGAAAAGTGCCTGGTCATCGACGGTATAGGCTCCGGTGATCGGGTGCATCGGGGCCAGAAGGCTAGGCGCTACCTCGATGGCACTAGCGATTGTCTGTGCTGTCCGGAGGGTGTTCAGGTACTCGGGAACCTCAGGCATCGGGCACCTCCTTCATCTCAAACCCTGTGACCTTGGTGCCGCCCTCGCAGGAGGGGATGATCTCAACCTCGCAGTGCGCGATCAGATCACAGAGGTTGAGGAGTTCATCTGCGGGAACCCGCAGAGCAGTTGATTGGTACTTGTTGTGGCTGTAGGCAACCTCCCACCCGTCGTCATTGGGCATCTTCTTGATGGTCCAGGGTCCAGAGGTAGTTGCCATCAGACGCCAAGGCTCCTTTCCCAGCCGCCCCGCATGTACTCGGAGTAAGTTTGCTCGCCGTAGTTCCTCAGCACCCAGACCTTGAATGCCTCGTAGTCTGCCTCGGTGGGCTCTTGGTCCCAGTTGTCGGGGTCGCGCTGCTGGATGGCTTGGAACTGTACGATATTGGCCATTAGTAGAGCACCTTTCCGAAGAGTGCGATCTGCACGACGGTCATGGCGCAACCAAAGTCCAGGTATCCGGCATCGTTCCACAGGTCTCCCTGGGCGATCAGGTCCTTGGTCTCCTTCTCGATCCACAGATCCTGGTGGGTGCCGTACCGGATCATCGTGAGCCCGGACTCCAGGACCTTGTGCGTAAGCTGGTACTCGTCTTCATGCGAGTTGAACTTCACCGTTGCCTGGATGGGGCTCTCCGCCGTGTGGTAGTGCAGCAGTCGCATCCAGGGAGCGGAGTCACCGGACTCGACCGCAGTGGTGATGATGTCATCCAGGAACTCGTTGCGAGGTGTCGAGCCCTCTGTGATCAGCGCCTCCTTGATGGACAGGTAGGTCTCCTGCCGGGTCCGGGAGACCAAGCCGAACAGGATGCGCTCGATATCCCGCATCTGGGTCTCATCGGCATTGAGGTAGAGCCGTAGCTGGGTGATTGTCTTTTCCATTGTTGCCTCCTGCTAGTAGTTCGGGTTCTTGCGGCCTACCCGTAGCCAATATGCTTCGTAGATGTGCTTGTACTCGGGGCGAACGATGCAGCCAAATGCTAGGCCGCCTCGCATGGAGGTCAGGTGCCGCTGGTAGCGGAGCCACTGTAGGCGCCGCACATTGCGCGTTTTGTGTCGACTCATTGCGTCTCCTTACTTGTGGCTGGCGCGGTGCCGAGCGATGTGGCGCAGGGCACGCTCACGTGTTGTGTACCCTGAGCCTCGCGTCTCTTGGCGACCGGTGCCGGGGATAGGCGGGCAGTCGGCGCATAGGATGCGCCATTCCTCCGGTACGTCGGGGGTAGAGACTACCCACAGGGTCGCAACGGGCTTCTGTTCGGATGCAGGGACGTTGGGCAGGGGGTAGACAAGGTACGTCTTGAGATACTTAGTGCGGAGGGAGCGCTCCAGGAGGAACGCCCCCACCACCGCTGTCGGGTTCGCAGGCACTTAGCCGACCGAGATCAGCTTGGCGAGCCGGATTGTCTTCGTGGTCTTGGTGCCTCGGAAGGTCAGCTGGCGCTCGCCCTTGACCACCTTCAGGACCGGGTTGGACTTCACCACATCGGCCTCCTCCTTGCCGCTGATTGTGTTCTCCCACTTGACAGTCTTGCCCAGCACCGCCAGCAGGACCTCGGTGTCATCCGCCTTGGAGGGGTCGAACGGCAGCATCTCTCGCTTCTGCTCGACGGTCTTGATTGTGCGCGGCTTGGAGACTCGCGTGGCGACCTTGCCGAACTCGGCCTTGATCTGCTCCGGTGCGACCCGACCCCGCTGCTTGATAGCCGATGCGTTCCGCACTGCGACGATCCGTCCCTTGTAGGCGTGAGTGATCTTGCCTTCGCCACCGAAGCAGGCACCGTTCCACCAGGAGATCGACATCACCTCCTGGTCGGCTCCCTTACCTCGGGTGAGTAACAGCTCGACCTTGCCGGCCTCCACGTCCTGCTCGTAGGTCGCCTTCCAGGGGTGCTCGACGGCAGCCAGGTCCTTCGCCAGAGCCTTGGCCTTCAGCATCGACTTCTCGATGCCCGGTAGGGACTTGTAGATGGGGGTCTTGTTGGGCACCTTGTCCGGTGCCTTGGCCTTGATCTCCGGGATTGTCTTGACCTTGCGAGCCTCGGTCAGGGTCCGGTTCGATCCCGGGCAGCGAGTGTCGCTGTCCTTGAACTTGTGGAAGGACATCTTGCCTTCGCGCAGCGTCACTGTGTGCTTGTAGCCGGGAACGTTGATCGGGCATCCCACGCTGGCATTCTCACGCTGCTCGCAGGCCAGTAGCGTCTCCGGGTTCATGTGCTTGGCGACGCGGGTGCCGGACTTGAGCTTCGTGTGGATGAGGCCGCACTCGATGCAGTGCGCCTTCCCCTCCGGGGTGCCCTCTGGGGTCTGTGCGTGCTTGGGGGTTCCGCCGGTGCAACGCTCGGTGCTGTCGGCGAATACTGAGTGCCGCTTGAAGGTCTTGCCGGACGGCATCAGCTCCAGCGGAGCCGGCTTGTCGTCGGTTGTGCGGGCACAGCTGGTACACTGGTACGCGGTCGGTTCGGGCATGTCCGTTCTCACTTTCTGGTCGGTCGGTCGGTTAGGTCAAGTGTACTCTGTGGAGCAGCCGATGGCTACAGTTGCCGGTCGATCGTACCCTACCTGGCAACTACCCAGGTGGTCGTGGTGTCGATGAGGAAACCTCGCGGGTAGATGCGGTCTGTGAGGCTGGTGACCTTGAGGGTCACTCGGCGGGTATCGGCGCTGGAGCCGATCACCACGGCCTTGACCTTGCGGCCGTACAGGCCGGTGTAGGTTACTTTGGTCTTGAGTGGCATTGCTCTCCTTAGACGGTGAGGCGAGAGATGTTGGCGGGGTGGAACCGACGGACCTTCTTGCTGCGGTCCATCCGGACGTGGATGTACTTGGTGCCGACCTGGATGACGGTGCCGTACCTGTCACCGCTCATCCAGGCGTCGGTTGCGGGGTGTGCAACGACCCGGGTGCCCTTGAAGAGGTCGTGCGCGGGCCAAGCTATGACAGAGCCCTGGCTGTGCCGGACGGTGAAGATCTCGCCGGCCTTGCTGGTGCTCAGAGCCTTGACCCGGTAGACCCAGCCAAACGGATCGTCCACCTTGGTGGTCAGGATCTCGCCCCTGAAGTCGAGCTGGCCATCCCAGGCCAGCACCGCGACGATTGCCGGGGGGTGCAGGATCTTGCGTCCCATTGCGGTCCCTTCTCGATTGAGGCCGGTCGCCTCTGCCGGGCGCCCGTGCTGGACGGGCACCCTACAGATGCTCACCAGACGAAGGTGGCGTCCACCCGTACCTCGGTGGGGATCTGTCCGGAGTGCCCCTCCACCGCCAGGTCCTCCTTGCGGAAGTACAGGGAGTGCCCGTCGCCATCCGCGTACCGGACGGCGCCCTTGGTGACCTTGTTCTGCTTCAGAACGTAGGTCTTGTCGGGCTGCGGGGTGGGCTCGGCGGCAGCGGTGTCGGTGGCGGGGGTCTTGCGCTGCGCAGGGGTGCGGTTCGTGGTCATGGTCGGTCCTCCATCGTTTTGGATTGGAGCAATCGCTCCGATTGGCGCCCGTACCCGGGGAGGGACGGGCACCGCTCGCAGGGATCCTCAGCGCACGCTGTCGAGCAGGTACTTGCGGAACTGCGGGTCGGACAGGCCGGGCACCGGGAGGTCAGCAAAGAATGAGTCGATCATCCTCAGCGCCTGTTCCGGTCCGGAGCCCATCGACACCAGCCCCTCGAACCAGACCCGGAGGACCAGCTCTACCTCCGAGAATTGTATCTCGTTGTCTGAAATGCGTTCCATCATTTCTCCTCTTCTTCTCGATTGACCCTTGCGGTCGGTGGGGTGGGCATCACTTGGTACGGCAGGATCTCCCAGGCGGTACCGTCGCTCAGGAGAATGCCTACGGTGTCTTCGCCATCGTCGTAGTCCACCTCGGTGATGAGCAGGTCGACATCACCGATTGGGATGCCCGCCCCTGACTCCTTGAAGCCTTCAAGGGCGACCATCATCTGCAGAGCGATGGCCTCTGCGATCTCGGCTGCCTCTTGTCTCATGCCATCTCCAATCCGTGGTCGAGGCCGCACTGCCCGTGCGCAACTACCGTGTGGAGCACTTTGCCGTGGACCTCGATGCTGTTGACGGGATGAGGAAGTGTGAATTCGCCCATCTCGTCATCGGCATCCTCGCCGCAGATCTGGCAGATTGCGATGCTGCCATCTGCATATTCCAGAAGGGCATAGATTGGGTTGGGCATCCGTGGCTGTGACTCATCGAACCGGCGGGTCATTGCCCCCTCCTGCTGAGCTGGTAGCTTGCGTACGTGCTGAACGGGTAGTCACAGAGGTCGTGGTCGTGCGTGACCTGATCGGAGATCAGCCCCTTGAAACGATCGTATGTATCCTCACGCAGATCGAAATCCGGGATGGCCTCGTGCACGCCGTCGTAGTCAAGGTCGTCGTCTGGCTCCATCAGACACACGTCACTTCCGGTCGGATGGCGAGCGAGAGCATGACGCTCAGGGTGATGGCGACTGCCATGAAGCCAATGACCAGCAGGCCGATCAGCGCCATGCGTCCGGGGGAGGTGCTGTGCTGCTGGTTGCTCATTTGCTCTGCCCCCTGTCCTGCCGGTGCCGGCGGTTGATGCACCCGGCCTTGACCGTGGCCTTGCGGCGGGCATCCTTGCGGTCGTAGTACCGCGTGATGCGGTCCTCGTCCATTGCGGTCCCTTCTCTTGGGAGGCCAATTCCTCCTGTGCCGCCCCACCGGAGTGGGACGGGTCAGCAGGCATCGGCTCCAGCTACTTGACCTTGACGACCTTGCCGTCCTTCATCGTCACCTGGGCGTACCAGGTGTGCGGTTCGGGGTAGTGCGGCCCTTCCAGGTACTCGATGCCGTCCGTTGCCGGGGTGCCGAGGGCCGGTGCGTAGATGGTGACCTCTTTGCCGGCGGCAACAGCTTCCCTGAGGGCCTTCTTGGTCCTGAAGTTCTCCCTAGCGTACATTGCGGTCCCTTCTCTAAGCCGAATGTTCCTCACCAACCCACACGCATACCTGAGAGGCTTGTGGGCCGGGACCATCATTCGGATCAGGCTTGCTTGCCAGGACTTGGGCAGTCATTGCCAGCGTAGTGCTCCTTCATGGCAGCGAAGGTCGGTAGGTGCTTGCCGCAGGTGCAGGCGCCGGGTCCTGCCCACTCGTCCTTGTGCGGGCACCATCCCATGTTCGGGGTGCTGACGTCCGGGATGATGTAGTGCTGCCAGAACAGCGCCTCTGTCGAGATGTCGGCGCCGCAGGTGTGGCACTCGGGATTGATGTGCCGCTTCAGGCCCTCGTAGTCTCGGCGGGTGCGCTCAGGGAGCATGTCCCAGTGCGTACGCTGGGGGTGCTCCCTGGCCCACTTCCTCATCCACTGTCTGGCGTCGTAGCTGACCATATGGGCCAGGTACTGTAGGCGCCGGGCATCGAGGTACCGCATCTCTGGTTCCATCTGGAAGACGCTGATGTGATTCAGCAGCTCCTCCAGAAACGGCAGTTCGGGTGGGTCTGGGCTCGGTACCTCGGACTCATGGGGTCCGGAGGTAGGCGTGACCTCGTGCATAACGGTCCCTTTCTCGACGGAGCTGATTGCTCCCCTACCCGGGCGCCCCGTACGCCCGGAGTAGGCAGCCTTCAGTCGGTCAGGAGGGGATCGCCCTGCTCTGAGATGATGACCCCGTCATTGGGGGTAGAGTCCTCGTATCGGGCGTTGATGGCCATCCATTCCTCTGCGGTCGCGGTCGCGGTGCCACCGCTGGACCACTTGCTCCAGGCCCTTCTGCCATCGTCGGTCAAGACGTCGTCATAGAAACTCTGGAGCAGTTCGTCTTCAGGATCTTCTATCCCCATTGCCTTGCACATCTTCTGTACGATCCGCCAATTCTCCTCCAGGTTCAGGTAGAACTGGAAGTCGGCGAACAGAAGATCATCTTCAGCCGGTGTCAGCGGCATTGCGTTCCCTTCCTAGCGTCGGGCGTACTCGACCTTGAGGCAGTTGAGCATCGTCTCCCCAGCCTGGATCAGGTCTTCCAGGGCATCCCTGGAGTGCTGGGCCGCGTGATCCGCGTACCAGTTCATCAGGTACGTCGCGTCCATGGGGCGCTGGGTCCGGATGATCTCCGGAAATTCTGGGTCGGCCATTGCGCTCGCCAGCTCGGTGGCTGACTCTCGGACGGCTTCCAGTTCCTGCTCCAGGGAGGGGAGCCCGTGGGTCCGGACTCCCTCTGCATAGGCGTCCATCCGCTCAATCAGCTCGATGAACTCTCGGTCGATGCCGGCCATGGAGATCCCTTTCTCTATCGCAACCGAGGTACCGGTATCCGGTACCCGGGTAGGCGCTAGAGCAGGTTACCAGGTCACAAGATCGTCCATGACGTAGGCGCCAAGGATGATCCAGAGTAGGAATATCATCCCGTAGAGCTGGAGCAGTGCCGGGTAGCTAATGGACTTCAGGAACGACTTCTTGATCCGCTTCATTTCCCCTCCGATTCTTTAACGATTGCGACCGTACCGGGTCGCGCGTTACCCGAAGGCGACGCGCGACCCGGTCAAGATCGTTTCGTTCAACGCGATTAGCGTAACGCGTGCTAAGCGTTATCGCGTATCGCGACGCAAAGCGCTTTCCTTTGGTCCCCTTGGGTAGGCTCGGGCAGGACTCACCTGCTGCTCCTCATCAGTACGGAGCTGGGCCGGATACCGGGTTCCATCGGGCTACTTCGCTAGGAGATAGCTGGGGATCTTGGGTTTCAGGGCGCGGGTGAGAGGGTGGTCCCTCCCGTGGGCACCGCGCTGGATCCGTTCACCTTTTGATGCCATGCTAAGCCATAGGGTGGTAGGCGCATCCTCGACCAGTGTCGGTCGTCCTTCCCTCCTGAGGGAGGTACCCCACCCTAGGGGTGGGTATCGGAGCGTTGCGCCCGCAATCGAGCCGAGCCTTGCCGGTCCTGACGGACCGTTCTGAGCAAAGTCCTTCCTTGTAGGGCAGAGGATCTTCTGATTCCTCCGAGGCAGGTACCCCTAGGGGTACCCACTTCGCAGGCTCCAGATCCCCGGGGTACCCCCGAGGGGTACCCCGTACGCCGTCCTAGTCGCAGTAGCAGCCTCCAACGATCCCTTTCTGCTTCCCGCAAAGCTTCCATTCGCAGATGACGATCTTTTCCGTCATCGCCGCTACGAAGGTATCCGCGTTACGGTCGTCGGCGTAGCAAAAGCATCCTCCGACGAGCGACTTCATCGCGCCGCAATCCTCGCATTTCGGATTGCGCTTCTTCGAGTAGCCCCTAGTGAGGGACTCCTCCGCAATACGGTCTAGTACGTGGCTCGGCGGGGGCGGTACCCTCCCGAAGTCCTTACCGGGTAGGTCCAACGTACGCCGTAGCCGGGCGCCGGGGGTAGCTAGACTGCCCGCCGTAGGCGCCCCCTCCTTAAGGAAGGGCTTCCTAGCCGGAAGTCGATTACTCCCCTTAGGACGGAGCATTGCGGTCCCCTAACTCTCAGCCTACCCGTACCTAGGCTAGGTACGGACTGGCCGAGCCCTAGGGCGCTGCCCGTCCTCAGAAGGGGTTCCCGGAAGCTAGCCCTTACGGGCGCGTTCCTCCAATGGAGGCTTTCGCCGTCCAGCTCTCGCGAGCCGTACCGCTTCCCCTTCTCGCGTCCCTCGCGCGTCCCGCTCGCGCGACCCCTCCGACCCCCTCCCTCGCCCTACGTTCTTCTTATAAAGGGAACTCTACGCGGGTTCAAGATCTTTAGGTTCCCCTTTTCGGGTAGGATCGCATCGGCTTTTCGGTTGGGATGGCATCATACGAATGGCCCTCGTCCGTTTGGCCCCGGTGTGGCGGCTGAATGGCTGATGCCCCATCAACCGAATGGCTGATGCCCCTTTCAAGATCGACTTCTGGTGCGGGACTGACCCCGCTCCGATCCCGCACATTTCCCCCCATTCACTCAATCGATGCCCCTCTATCTTTCCCTTGCCCCTATACTTAAGCATGGCCTATGACAAGAACAAAAACACCGCTGACATGTCAGAGCAAGAGCTGAATGAAATTGTCAACCCTCCCCTCTCAGACCGTCCCATCATCCCGCTCGACCTCACCACCACCACAGAGGGACTAGAACGAAAGATCGCCAGGACCCGCCAGAATGCTCGTATGTGGGAACTCCGCGTGGAGGGCTACTCCATCGAGCAGATTGCGGACATCTTCACCATGACCCCCAACCAGGTCAAAGCCCGCCTGCGAAAGGCCGCTGAAGCCTTCCAGGTCGAGGCCGCTGAAGACCTGATCAAGATGGAGCTGGATCGGCTGGACATGCTGCTAAGGGAAGCCATCAACATCCTGAACTCCACACACATTGCGCAGTCCCACGGCCGGGTGCTCCTCGACCCAAGCACCAACCTCCCTATGACCGACCACGAGCCCGTCATGAAAGCAATGGACCGGGTTCTGAAGATCATGGATCGTAGAAGCAAATACCTCGGTCTGGACGCCCCCTCCAAGTCCGAGCAGAGCATCAACGTCTTCCAGACCACCCAGGCCGATCTGGAGCTGCAAGAAATGATCCGCGAGGCAAACGCACGGACCAACACAATCACTCCGCAAACCATCGACAATCTGTTCACTGCAAACGACAACGACAGCAAAGAAGGCACCCAACAACAATGAACCTCGAAACCGCTCACTCCACAGTGTCCTTCACCATTCAGCTGTCAATCAACCAGGAGGAGGCAGCGCAACTTCTGAGGGACATCGACAACATGGACGACCCCTGCCTCGCAACAGACCAACTGCGGGGCATCCTCCAGAAGATCGAGGGAGCTAGTGTCTCGAAAATCTGACAGCGGCAGCAACAGCAGCAATGACCCTCAGTCCATAGCAGATCAAGTTCGCCAAACCATCGCTGCTGCACTCGGTGCACTCTCCGGGCAACCCGCCCCCACAACACAACCCTCACAATCCTCACAACCCTCACCTAAACCAGACCTCACCCCTTGCGACACATGCGGCATGGCAAGGGAGGGGGTCACTGAAGGCTGCGAGGAGTGTAAAGAACGAAACCCCACTCTATACGCAACGATCCCCACCCCACCAACAGCCCCTTCTCCGCAAGACTACACAAACCTCCCCCTTTGGGCGGACCCCTTCATCAATTCTGCAACATTCAGTCTCAAAAGCTACCTCAGCTCAATCCCTAACATTGAGCGTCTGCTGAAAAGCCCACAGGGCCGGCGCGCACTCACCCGGGCCGACCCGCTGCTATTCGCTTTGACCTACCTTCCGCACCACCTGAAGGACGCCAACAACCCAACTGCCCCTCCTAGCTTCGCAGATTGCCACTTTGTCTGGTGCAGACTCGCCCTACGCTGGGCTGCAAACCGCAATCGCGCCCCCAACGACCCATTGCCCAAGCCTCAGGAGGACCGTATTGCTGAGGTAGCGCCCCGTATGTGCGGTAAGAGCACATGGTGGTTCCTGATTGTCCCCATGTGGGCCGCTGCGCACCAGCACAAGCGGTTCGTTGCTGCGTTTGCAAGCACTGCAACACAGGCCGAGAAGCATCTGCGGACCTTCAAGAACGAGATCGACAACAACAAGTACCTTCGGGAGGATTACCCAGACCTCTGTTCCCCCAAGCGACGCCCCAGAGGCGCCGTGGTCTCCGACCGAGTGGATGAATACCAGGCTCAGGACGGCTTCGTGTTCAGTGCGAGAGGCGTAGACAGCTCGAACCTGGGGATGAAGGTTGAGCAGATGCGGCCTGACCTACTCCTCATGGATGACGTCGAGCCCGACGAGACTTCCTATAGCCCTGACATGGCCAAGAAGCGCCTGCGCACCATTCAGGACGCCATCCTACCCCTCAACATCTATGCATCAGTGGTCTTTGTCGGGACGGTCACGATGCCCAACAGCGTTATTCACCAGTTGGTCAAAAGCGCTCGTAAGCAGAAGACTGAAGACTGGATCACGGACGAGGCAATCAAAGCACACTACTACCCGCCGATAGTACAAGAAAACAAAGGCAACAAAATCGAGCAACGATCCCTCTGGCCTGAGAAGTGGAGCCTTGAGTTCCTCCAAAGCATCAAGCACACCCGTGCCTACGCCAAAAACTACGCCAACGACCCGCGAGGCGTAGACGGGGACTACTGGAACGGCGAGGACTTCACAAACGCGCCATTCCCCAAGCTGACCGACAAAACCCAGTCGTTCACCCGTACCGCTGTCTTTGTGGACCCGCCCACTACTGCACAGAAAACCTCCGACCCGGCCGGCATCGCGATCGTCACCTGGCTGCCACCCACCAAGCAAGACGCAGTCAACTACCTCCGAGACCAACTGCCCGCTGAGGCAGGCAGTTCGCTCATAGCCGAACTTGACACCATGAGCAGGGACATGTCTGTCCCGCAGGGGTACAACAAGCACAATAAGCACGCCACTAACAAGACTGTGCAGCGGCACCCCGGGAACGTCTTCATTCGGCACGCCGAGCAGAAACGCGCCACTGGTAAGGCTCTGGCCAAGCACGTGTACGCACTGATCGCGAACAACCCACACCTGAACATTCGCCGAATCGTGGTCGAGGCAACGCAGGGCGGCGACCTCTGGCTGGAGGTGTTCGATGGCTCTCCAGTTACCGTAGAGATCACAAACCCCCGGGAAGGCAAGGAGACACGTTTCGGGCGGGCTCTGGAATACTACCAGAAGCGTCCCACCCTAGTGACGCATGACAATGCAGCCAATCTTTCTGAGCTTGAGGAGCAGCAGCTGGGCTTCCCGCATATGGTGCACGACGATATTGCCGACGCGGCAGTCTCGGGTACCCTCTACTTCCTAGAACCCAAGCCTAAGAAGCGCAAGATCAAGACAAGGTCGTCTTCATATGTCTGATACTGCAACGACATCGACAATATTGCCTGACACCCGCTACGCCACCTATGAGACTTCCCTCAGCCGGGCCATCGAGAACAAAGACACCTACGATACGGACCATCTGGCCCTGGGACTGACAGAGATGGCGCTCGCTGCCCCCAAATATGAAGAGGCCGAGCGTTACTATGATGGCAAGAAGGGAGAGCTGTTCTCGCACCCTCGGATTGCGCAGGCTTTGCGAAACACCAAGGACCGCTTCAAGGTGAACTTCGCCAAGACCCCGGTCAATGTGGTTGCGGACCGGCTGGCGATCAGCTCGGTGACGGTCAGCAGCAAGAAGACAGAAGATGCTGAAGATGATGACCCAATCGATAACGATCTGACAAAGACCTTCAACAAGGAGGTCTGGATAAAGGCGCACCTGCTCAAGAAGACCCGTCTGGTGCACCGCCGCGCTTCTGAGTACGGGGATGCCTATCTGTTTGTGTGGCCCCGCACAGATGAACAAGAGGACGGGACGCACGTAGCAACGAACGAACCACAAGTTTACTACAACAGCCCCAAGACAACCCGTGCAATCTATGATCCGGAGAACCCGGATGAGATGCTGTTCGTCATCAAGCGCTGGCAGGGAACAGACAAGCGCCAGTACGCCCAGATGACCTACAAAGACAATGTGGTTAAGCTACGTCTGAGGAAGACGCCAAACGATCAGACTCCAACAGACGAACAGCTTCTGGATCCTAAGTGCTGGGAGGAGATTGACACCCAGCCGAACCCATACAACCGTATTCCGGTCTTTCACTTCCGGAACGATGAGCCGTACGGCAAGCCCGAGCACTATGATGGATATGGTCCGCAGGACGCGATCAACAAGATCAGCACCACGATGGTGCACACGACCGAGTTCATGGGCTTCCCGCAGCGGTTCGGACTGGCCGAACCCAATGAGACCCTAGGCGGCGCCAACCCCTCCCCTGACTGGGACGAGGAGACCGAAAGCACCGAGCCAGAAAACCCTAACCAAAGCGAGATGAGGACTGGCCCGGGCACAATGGCCATCTTTGAAGGGTTGAAGGAAGCAGGGACCTTTGCGCCGGCTGAGGCCAAGGCATTTCTGGAGCCGATGGAGTTCTACGTCCGGGCTCTTGCCCAGACAACGACTACCCCGCTGCGCTACTTCTACCCGCCGGGTGCGCACCCGCCGAGTGGCGAAAGCTACCGGGTAGAGGACACCCCGCTCAACAACAAGACCAAGGACCGTCAGGACTCCTATGAGGAACCGTACCAGGACTGCTTCGCATTCTGCATGGAGATTGTGACGGACATCCCTGCTGAAGATCTGATTGTGGATGTGAAGTGGGCGCCGGCCGCAAGCATTGATGATGCTCTTGGATGGGAGACGGTGCAGAAGAAGATTGATGCTGGTGTCCCGCGACGCCAAGCTCTGATCGAGGCCGGCTACACTGCTGACCAGGTTGACTCCTGGCTCGTGCAGAACAATGACAAGGCCGAGTTCCTGCGCGACGTTGAGATGCTCTCCATCTTGGCGGCTGCAAGCAAGAACTACGCCGATGCTGCGATAGCTAGGGGTATGAACCCTGAAGCAGTCGGCATTCTGCTGACGCACTTTGCACAGAAGCTTCTCCCCCAGGACGTCAAGAAGCTTCCCCTGCCTGAGCCCACGCCCCCAGACAACCCAGACAGCCGCGAAGGCATCGAGCCCTCGCCACGCCTCGACACCCCGCCTGGTGGCCTACCGGAGCACGAAGGCGCTTCTCGATAGCAAGCGCAGCAAGCGCCCTGTCCTGCGATGCGCATACGCTATAGTCATGGCAACGCGAAAAGCCCGACACCAAACATCTGCCCAAGGAGCGAGATGACCTACAAAGACGATCTGCCTCTGCCGTACTGGCTACTCTTCCCGGCTAGCCTATCTCCGATCTGTGGTGCGGACCCCGCAGACGAGAACCCCGATGAAGAAGAGGCTGAGGAGGAAGAAGAGGCTGAGGAGGAGGAAGGGACTGAGGAGGAGAAGGAAACTGCTCGCAGGCACCCTCCGTCGGCAAAGAAGACAGCCCCGGCAAAGAAGGCCACCCCGAGCAAGTACACCCCGCCGAGCGAGCGTGAGTGGTCCAATACCCGCGCGGCTCTGAAGAAGGCGAACGATCAGCAGCAGGCGGCTCGCAAGGCGGCACTGGAGAAGGCTCGTAAGGAGGGCATGGACGAGGCCGCCACTACGGCTCGTGAGAAAGCCCTGGAAGAGGCTGAGTCCCACTGGAAGCCGAGAGCTGTTCGGGCTGAAGCCCGTGCTCTGCTCTCCGAGGCGAGGTGCAAGAACCCGACCCGGCTGATCCAGCTGATCGACGCAAACTCCATCACGGTTGATGGGGATAACCTCATCGGTCTTGAGGAGCAGGTCAACAAGCTGGTCGAAGAGTGGCCCGAGATGTTCCAGACCGATGAGCCCGAGACCAAGGCCAAGAAGACTGTGCCGCCGGCCAAGAAGGTAGGTGCTGCGGTTGGAAGCGGCAAGAAAGAGGAGCCAGGCAAGAAAGAGGCCAAGTCTGGTGCCGAGCGCATCGCTGCCCGGCTCGCCGGCAAGCGCGACGACGACTAACACCAGCACACGGCAACCACACGGCAACCACACGGCAATGGGCAGCTTCGGTAACCTACTGGGGCTGCCCACCCAGCACCCAGCACCCAATACGAAGCAAAAGGAATGACAATGGAGCGTATCGGTGAAGGAAACTTCAGGTGGCTTCCTGAATTCATGCGGGAGCACAATATTCCTGCACACGGAGTCCTGCACATCGGCGGCCACAAGGGTGAGGAAGTACCGACCTACATCGAGTGCGGCTTCGCTCACATTGTGGTTGTCGAGCCCGACCCCAAGCTTGCAGCGCATATTGTTCAAAAGTATGGGAACTCTCCGGGGTATTTTGTTGTTGACCAGTGCGCTGCTGTTTCTGCAGACAGCACCGCAAGCGCGCAGATTCCGTTCTATGTGGCGGATCGGTCATTCGGCAGCAGCACTGACAAGAACGTGATGCTGGACAACATCATCGCGGAGATCCTGGTCCCGGCTGCGCCGATTACCTACCTACAGATGAAGTACTTCCACAATGTCCTGGTGATCGATACCCAGGGCACCGAGGAGGAAATCCTGAAGAGCGCCTTCCTGAACAACCTTGATCTGGTGATTGTTGAGACGGGGGATCCGGGTACTGGCGTCCCGGCCTGCGACTTCGACAGGGCAATTGAGATCATGGATGGCAACGGGTTCGAGCTTTCTGAGCGTTGGCGGCACGGCCACCACCCGTACTCAGACTCTCTGTTCACCCGGAGCAACCAGTGACAGACTTATCTGTCATCGTGCCAACTTACGACCGCCCGCACTCTGCTCTCGTCCTGGCACAAAACTTCCGCGACACCTGCACCGGCGATACCCGACTGGTCTTCGTGACGCAGAGCGAAGACCCTGCGTGCGAGATATACAACCAATTGCTTTACCCGTACCGCAACACCGTAGTCCTTCGCGCTCCGCTGGGCTATGGCGGCACGGGCTTCGTAGCTCCGACCAACTGGGGTGCAGAGTTCCTGCTCAACGACAAAGACAACCCGCCATTTGCTCTGGGCTTCATGGGCGACGACCACGCGCCCCGGACGAAGGGCTGGGACACCGAATATGTCAGAGCCCTGAGGAATCTGGGTTCGGGCTATGTATATGGCAATGACCTGATCCAGGGTGAGGCCGTCAGCACTCAGATTGCAATCACCTCAGACATCGTGCGGGGGTTTGGCTACTTCGCAAACCCGACCTTCAGGCACCTGTATGCTGACAATGTGTGGAGAGACCTCGGGCTGGCGGCCGAGTGCATCACGTACCTGCATCACGTGGTTGTGCAGCATATGCACTACAGCTATGGGAAGTCTCCAGATGACGCCACATATGCCATCGGTAACTCCAAGACGAACTGGACCGAAGACCCAAAGCGCTACAAGGTCTGGCGCAGAGGCCCAGAGTTCAAAGCAGACCTGCAAACCCTCAAAGGCATTCTGGGGAAAGACAAATGAGGCTTAACGTTGGGTGCGGGGAGTTCTATGCCCCCGGCTGGATCAATGTAGATGTAGTTGATAGCGACAAGTACAACATCCACCCCGACCTAGTGGTGGATGTCATGGCGCTGCCGGATCACATTCGAGACCTCGATGCGGTCTACTGCGGTCACTTTCTGGAGCACATCACCGAGGACCAGGTTACTGAGTTCCTGATCCGGATCCAGCGCCGCATGAAGCCAGGCGCCCCCTTCGTTGCGGTTGGCCCGGACACGAAGCGCGCTACCCAGATGTATCAGCAAGGCAGGCTCGACAAGGAGACAATGCTTCGCTGCCACAAGAGCACCGAGCCAGCCGGCTGGGTTGGCGCAGGACACATGTGGGACTGCCACGAGTACGCCGTCGCAAAGCACATGATAACAGCCGGCCTCCAGGAGGTCGAGCCCATCCCCATCCGCTCCAAGCGCCTCAACCCCTACCCCGTTGTCGCACGCCAACTGTGGCAGTTCGCTGTCATAGCCAAATCACCTAAGGAGTAGTCATGTATGTAAAGAATGATGGCGGGAACTATGTCGACCTGAACAAGGTTGAAAGCCTTCATGCAGAAGAAGTTCCTGCAAGCAGTGGCGACTGGAAGATCAAAGTCTCTAACTGGAATGATGAGCGCTGGATCCTGAATGGCACCTGGGCTTCTGAAGCAGATGCGCAGGAAGCAATTCGACAGCTTGTTGATGGAGTTGATCCTGCAACATATGGGGCTTAGCCTCATCCGTCGGCAAAACATGACTAGGTTATAGTTGCCGCAACAAGGCGCCGTGATGGCCCTTCCTCGGCTCAGCCCGCGATGGGGACCGGGGTACAGATTCGTCTGTCAACTGAGCCCCAGGGAGGGCCATCAATGGATCTACAGAATGTGTTCCCGGAGCCGCTTGGCTTCGTGAACGGGATTCCAGTCTACTCGATTTCGGGTGCGGACCCGAACGACGTGGACGACTGGATTCCCGAGGAGTGGGGCGGGTCCGTTATCCAACGGATCCAGCGTACCTCGGCTGTCGAGTCTGTGGCCAGACACGAGATCATGGGTACCGACACCAAGCACGTCCCGCGTTCGGCCGGTGTCGACATTCACCACATCGGCAAGGGCGGGGCGTATGGCGACGATGCCAACGTCAACGACACCGTTCTGCTCACGGCTCGGAAGCTTGGCCAGGGCATCGCTCTGACCGAGGAGGACATGGCCGATACTGCTCGGTTCGTCAACATCGTTGCGACCAAGCAGCTCGACTGGGCCACCTCCTATGCCAAGGCGTTCGACAACGCTACACTCGGCGTCACCGGTGCGGAGAGCAACACTGCCTCTGACGACCGGCCGTTCACCTCGCTGTACCGGGTTCTGAGCACCACGTACCAGACGGACCCGGACCTGAACTACACGGCCAACGACAACCTCACCAAGTCCGGCTCGGGTGGCCCGACCTATGACATGCTGAACGATGTGTTCAGCCTGTACGAGGATGGCGACTACTTCGACGAGGCCGAGACGATCGTCATTGCCTCGCCGTACTTCAAGAAGGTCCTGCGTGGTATCAAGGACGAGCAAGAGCGTCCGATCTTCGTTCGTGGACAGGGCGGCGACGCCGGCACTCCGGATCAGCTGTTCGGTGTAGAGATCCGGTGGTCGCAGGGCTGCCGTACTTCTGCCGCGATGACGCACGCTCCGACGGGTAACCCCCTGCTCTTCGTCGGCAACCGGCGGTTCCTGATCGTGGGCGATCGTTCGGGTCCTGAGAGCATCCCGATCCCGGCGAACATCTCCCGCGAGGATGAGGCGTTCCTCAAGATGCGGGCACGGCGTGGCTTCACGGTCGGTCACCCGAAGGCGTGGAGCTGCTTCGAGGACAACAGCGGCGCCTGATAGGGCCGGTGGGGCGCTCTTCTGGGCAGGGGGCGCCCCACCCCTCGTCGCCTTGATAATGAAAGGGAGGGCTGGAGATGACACTCGGACCATACTACACCGGGGACACACCCTCCCCTTTCGAGGTTCACATTGATCGCGACGGAGATGCCATTGGTCTTGATGGGTACTCGGCTGCCGAAGTACTGCTGTATGACCCGACGCAGAACCTGGCTGCCTGGACTTCCAGCAACACGATCGATGCCGAGGAAGATTTTGTCCTCGTGGGCAGCCCTGCTGCTACTCCGTTTGAGGCGCCCGGACGCTACCAGATGTATCTGCGGATGACGCTGACGGCCGGTGGCGTCGAGACGTTCTACATCGATGACATCCTGGTGCGGGCAGTCGGCCAAGCTTCAGCCTGGGCAACTCGTGGCGAGACCTACTCAATCACCGGATCGCAGGTCACAGAGAACGACATTGACCTTGCTCAGTCGGTTATCGAGACAAACGCTGGTAGGACCTTCGCTGGTTCCTCGGTGAATGCGAGCATCCGAGCGAAGGATCTGGTCTGGCTGAAGAAGGCAGTGGCCTACCAGGCATCATGGATGCCTAACCAGCCTGGATACTTCAACCGGCACTCGGTCAAAGAGGTCAATCAGGACGGAGCGCAGATCATCTATGCTGGATCTAGCGAACCGAACAACACGGTCCTGATCACGCTGGCGCCTCTGGCGAACCGTGCGCTGAAGAACCTCTCGTGGATGGGCACCCGCTCGATCGCATTCCGTTCGCCAAGCTACGAAGGCGACCACCCGAGCTATGGCGACTACAGGAGGAATGACGAGCACGGGGGATGGGGCCCGATGTGAATGCCATAGCAAACACGACGGTTTCTCTCTACCGTGGGGAAGAGACAGACGAGTACGCGGATGTGGTAGACACAGACGTTGCTCCGTACAAGACTGAAGAGCCCGCAAGCATCATCGAGATCCCGCAGCCGAATGTGCAGTCGACTACCACCCCCACGCCCCGAGTGATCCGCCGAGCCCGTATGCGAATCAAGTCCTCAATTGATATCCGTAAAGGTGACCGAGTCAAGGACGAGCGCAGCGGACAGTTCTATGCGATCGACGCCGTTACCCCGCCTCTGGGGAACCCGGCTATGGATAATGACAAGAGGGTAGACCTCCGCTGGCAGTAGCAAGAAATGTACGCCCCGTAAAGGAGCGCGACAATGGCAAAGGTGATTATGTTCGAGCCCGGCATGCAGCGCGTGCAGAGGCTAGCTTCTGATGCAGCATTTGGCGCAGCCAAAGAGGTCGCTCAGGAGATCAAGGACACTGTTGGTGTCGATGAAGGCGACCTCAAGCGTTCTGTTCGCGCTCGGAAGCTCAAGCATGACTCTCGTGTGTATATCGGTACCGAACATTGGTACTTCCACGAGTATGGCGTCGAGCCGCACCTCATCAGAGCGCGTGGCAAGAAGGTGCTTGTAACCAGAGAGCGAATTGTTCTGGGCAAGCAGGTAAACCACCCCGGGCACCGCGCCTATATGCCTATCCGTCGCGCATTCTTCAAGAGGCGGAACATGGCCACCCTTCTGATTGCGGAATGAGGAGCTATGCCTCATCTTCCTAACGCGGAACTCGTTGCCAAGGCGTGGTTCCTAGGGGTTACCGGTATACCCCCGAACGCGGTGGCAAGCACGTTACCCACCAGCCTGGAAGCCTGGCCTGACGGATTCCTCCAGGTGGCCGCGATCCCGGGTAGCTCGGCGGAAATGCACCTGTTGAAGCGCCGTTCGATGCTTGATGTCACTGCCTGGGCCCAGCCCAAGACCCCGGGCAGCGACAAGCCGCGCTGGAATCTGGCAGCAAGCATCGCCGAGATTGCTCACAAAGCTTGCTACAATGACATGGTGATTGGAGCGACCGGCATCCAGCGCCTGCTGACTCTGCCTGCTGCCTACTACCCAGCCCGGGTGACCGCTGTGATTCCTGAAGAAGTAGCCCGCCGGGGCGAGGACGAGAACAGCAATGCCGCTTTCGGCTTCGAGCTACAGATGCACTGGATTACGGTGGTGTGACCATGAACAGATGGTTTGCGCTACAGGCCCCCACAAGCATCGAGCTGTATAGCCTGAAGATGTGCGTGATCATTCATGACAACCCGTACGAGATGGGTTGGCTGATCACGAACGCAAGAGTCGTCCAGATGATTGGAGATAGTCCATATGATGTAGCTAACTGGTTGGGGCGAAGCGTGATGCTGCTCAGGGATCACCCCGATCTTTCTCACGTGAGATGGCCGCTAGACAAGAATGACTTCTGGGACCCGTACAACAGAGAAATGTCACTCCAAGAGATAAGGGGCTCGATGTGGCAGTCACAGTTGCGAACCTGATCCAGGGGCCAGCCGATCTGTACCACGGTTGGTTCGATGATGCAGTGGAACCCGCCAGTGCCAGCGTCAACACGGCGCCCCCGGTTTCGGGCGGCTGGACCGACTGCGGCGGCACCCTAGATGGTGTCAGCCTGGAGATCGCGATCGACTGGTCTGAGCTTGCTGTCGACCAGATCGTGGATGTGCCCGGCCGGCGCATGACCAAACGCGACATGATGGTCAAGGCCAACATGGCCGAGGGAACGATCGAGAACATTCTGCGTTCGCAGAACGGTGGAACCCCGGCCACCGGTACCGGCTGGAAGTCCTACGAACCGAACATGGATAACAGCGCGGTCAACCCAGAGTACAGCACGATCATTGTGGATGGAATCGCTGATAGCTCTCGGCGGCGCCGGATCCACGCACGCAAGACCCTCCAGACGGAGAACATGGAGGCAGCATACAAGAAGGATGAGCAGTGGGTCATCCCCGGCTCGTTCTCAACGCACTACGTCAGCTCCGGCACTCCTCCCTACAAGATCACGGATGCCTCTTCATGAGCCTTCAGCTTCCGCCGGACCCGGCGCCCTCAGCGGCGCCGGGCTTCCCGGTATACACGCCCAATGCCCAAGACGGAACTGCAATGCGGTTCGCCCCAGACCCACCGCCCCAGCCCCAGCCCACCCAGCTTCAAGACCCGCTGGCCGAGGTCAACAAGGTTGCCGAGCAGAACCCTGACAAGGTTGAACGCGAACTTCTGTTCACGATCGGTGGAACACCGTTCTACATTCCGAAGGAGATCGACCCGCAGCTGACCTTCAAGCTCATGCGTGACTTGAAGCGACTCGGACCGGTGATGGCCTTCGCAACGATCATTGAGGAGCTGATGGGACCTGAGTGCCTCGATGCCCTCGCTGATGCTCCGGGCATGAGCAAGGATGACTGGGATGTGATCTTTGGCATCCTGCAGAAGAAACTCTTCAGCTCAATGGAGACCGTGGGAAAACACTGACGAAGCGAGCGGGGGAGGTACTGTGGGTTCTTGACTACCTTGACGATCTCGATGTGGACTTTCGGGCATTCTACAACTTCCCTCCGGACCCAAGCGCACCGGGAATTGCTGATGGTTATTTCGGGAACTTCAGTTCCGAACGCTTCTTCAGATTGTGCGAGAGGACGTTTGCCTTCAGTGGCGTAATGGCCGCTCGCGCAATGGAAGAGAAGAAAGAACCTGCTCGCTCCAGGCCAGCCTCTGCCCCGACTCCCGGCAAGGACGGAAAGATCCATGTGCATCTGACTCAGTTGATGCTGATGGATCCGACGCTGATCGAGTATGAGAGGGTGTAGAGGTGGCCTTCAAGATCGCTGACGGTTATGTCGAGATTCACGCCGAGCCCGATCGGGCAAGTGCCCGGCGATCGGCGAAGACGGTTGCTGATGAGGCTGAGAGCATTGGGCGTTCAAACTCTGGCAACTTTTGGAGGTGGCTGTTCAAGGTAGACCCCGGGCTCATGCGCCTGATCGAGGCGCCTCTGGGGGCTATCTTTGGATCCCCAGTCATGTTCGCAGGCGCTGCGGCGCTGGCAGGGATTCTGAGCGGAGTCCTGTCAGCAGCACTCTCTTCTGCCATCCTCCTTGGCGTTGGCGGCGGCTTAATTGCTGCCGGTGCCTTTGCCCTCAGAAAGAATGAGGAGCTGAAGAAGACCTGGAAAAGTGGACTTGAGGAGATAAACAAGTCAATGTCAAGAGCAGCACAGCCGCTGCTCAAACCATTGATGGATGGCATCAACTACTTTGTGTCACGGTTCAAGGGCCTGGAGCCGTCTTTCAAGCGCCTCTTCGGACTGACTGGCGGACTCATCAAGCCATCGGTTGACATCCTCATGGGTCTGATCCAAGGGATGCTCCCCGGCCTTGAGCGGGCGATGCCGGGGATCCAAACCATTTTCGATACCCTGGCTAAACACATGCCCGGCCTTGGCACGGCGATCGGTGATTTCATTGCTACGATTGCATCGAATGGCCCGTTGATTGAGCGTGTGATGGGTCTGCTCATTACCTGGCTTGAGATCTTCTTCAAGGTTCTGGGGCCGGTCCTTCTGGAGGGCATGCGGTCGTTCGCGGTCGCAGCCGACATGTGGAATGCCTTCACTGACGCCGTGGTCAAGGGCGTCAACTGGATCGGAGATACGTGGGGAAAGATCCCTGGTTGGTGGGATGCCTCGTGGGGCGCGGTGTCCGGGTTCTTCAAGGACCTATGGAAAGACATTTCCGGGTTCTTCACGAATCTCGGCTCTGGGTCCTCTGATGCATGGAAGTCTACTACAGAGTCGATCAAGACAACTTGGCAGGGAGTCCTGGATTGGTTCGGGGCTCTCCCAGGGAAGATCCAGGGGTTTGTTGCGTCGATCCCGGGGCACATCGGCCAGGCGTTCATCACTGCCTTTGACAACATCTTCTACATAATTGGTTTTGGCTTCGGCCTCATTGTGCAGGCATTCACAAACCTGCCCTCCACTATCTGGAATGTCACGCAGACGGGTCTGGCGCTCGTAATCGGGCTATTCACGGCAGCCGGCTCTGCCATGGTTGAGAATGTAAAGACTAGCTTCAACTGGATCAAGGAGACTGTTACCGGTGCATTCAACTGGATGACTAACTTTGTCCAGAGAGCCTGGGCGCAGACGATCTTGAACACCAGCAATGCAGTCAAGTCCGTTGTTACCTTCATTGCTCTGCTTCCGGCCAACCTGTACAAGTTTGCCCGTGAAGCCTGGAGCAAGTTGATGACTGCCTTTGTTAACGGTGGAATCAATGCAGTCAACTTTGCAAAGGCTCTCCCTGGACGCATCCTCAATGCGATCTCTTCTCTGAAGGGGAGCATGGGCAATGCCGGCAAGGATGCAATCCGAGGTCTGGTCAACGGCATTGAGTCCATGATGGGTTGGGCTGTTGACATTGCTCGTAGGGCGGCTGGACGGATCGCCGATGGTTTCAAGGATGCTCTTGGTATCGGCTCTCCCTCGAAGGTCTTTGCTGACGAGGTCGGTCGCTGGATCCCGGCAGGCATCATGATGGGCGTCGAGAAGAACATGGGGGCGTTCGACAAGTTCTCGGCCGGGCTGCCAGACCTTCTGACCGGCCAGCGAAGCCTCGCCCCGAATCCTGCTCCGGCACCCGCACCGGCCGGGAACACCTGGAATGTGAGTATGACAGTCGAAGTCAGTAGACTCCAGGAACTGGCTGATGTGCAGGCATTCCTTGACGGCAGACTTCGTGATACATCAAAGTCGAACACCTGGGCCGGGAACATCTACGAGGCGCAAGGCCAATATGAGCGGAGCTACCGATGAGTGATACAGAATACGGCACAGTTCAGGTCGGTCGGCTTACCCTGCGTGAGACGTTTGAGGTAAAGGCAGATGTGCACGCTGGCACCGGTGTCCGAACTGTCACGCTCACAGGGGAGGAAAGCTCACCGCCGCTGACCGAGACCCAGCTACGACAGCGCAACGAAGACATCATGACTATGCGTGACATGATTATGCCGATCAGCTGGACAAATAAGTCTGACAACGACGGATTCTATATCGTTGATGACGTCTCTGCAAGCACGATCGACTACATCCAGGACGTCATGAAGTTCACTTGGTCGATCCGTGCCAAGAGGTATGGGCCTGATAACTCTGCTGAGATTGAGAGCCGGCTGACCGGGATCACCAGGCAGAATGACTTCGGACAGAACGGGGAGCGCTGGCATGCTCCTGCTATCGAAGCCTATGCCTACTACACCGGCTCCACACGTCCGTCGCTTCAGGTCGATCGGGACAGCGAGGATGGTATTGTCAAGACTTATGTTGGCCTACCGGACGATGCCAACCCGCGCTGGTCGGTAGACGCCGACAAGTACTGGGAGGGTCGGGGCAGGGTCAAGGTAGACGGGATCGAGCGGACCGGAACGAACCTCAAGGACGGGGCCATCTGGGAGCTGAGCAATGGGATAATCCGGGCGACCCCCGGTGCATCCGGCGCTCTCGTCGTGGGGGTATATAACGGCGTTGATTATGACGAGAAGATCTGGAATGTCTCGGTGGGAGCTAGTGCTACTCCTGTTGGTGATTACCGTGCTATGTCTGTATTGCGTAACGATTTTGAGATGGTTACCATCCGCCTCGTGAAGGACTTTGATCCTGGACGGGCAACTCTGGACCTCTCGGTCCGGAGGGGCGCTCGGTTTATCGAGGGGTATCTGGAATCAGACATCAGCTCTACGCTTGCTGTAGGACTGAGCCCATTTGAGAATGGATCGGCTCCTGCGTCTGGCGGGTACGTTGTCGCAACTAGCAACGATGCTGATGGGCATAAGGCTATCATCGGTACTGCCAGAACGTTTACGGCACAGACGGGACGTACCGGGATTCAGCGCAACTCGGCTGTCGCAATGGACTTCTACGTTGGTGTTGTCTATGACGGGACCGGTGCCGCTACAGGCGATGACGCAGAGGATCTACAAGACCAATACATCGGTTCGTTGGCGGAGATTGCGATGGCGGTGCTTCGATGACGGTTAAGGAAGTTAGGCAGGCACTGGGGAACTGGGGTGTCGCGCTCCGTGCGGATACGCCTCGTGAACTGGTTCAAAAGATCGAGCGCAACAAGTTCGGACATATCGCAGTTGTCCCAGGGCGGATCAACCCGAAGCTGTATCGGGACGATCTGCTTTCAATGGCTCGGTTTGTTGGCGTGTACCGATCGATCTTCAAGCAGTCTGATGACACTGTCGAGATCAAAGGTGCCGGGATGTCATTCTGGCTCGGGGATGAAGATGACAAAGGTGATGTATTTGAGACTGCTGTTGTTCTGACAGCCCAGACATTTGCGGACTCTGTCCGGGCTCTCCTCCCTCCCGGCGGCGCGGTAGTCGAGGGAACGCTGTTCAGCATCCCTGGGGCAGGAACCTACACCAACAGACACCAGTGGGAGAGTTCGCGGAAGGCTCTCACCTACCTGACCGATACATTCAGCAGTGAGAGCAATATTGTTGAGTGGAGGGTCAACGGAAACGGCACCCTGGATGCCGGACCGATCTCTGATCTGTACAACGTATCTGTGCCGAAAACAATCCTCGTCAAGAAGGACACCGGGCGTGATATGCGCCTGCTTGGTCTTGAGGCAGATATGTCTATGGACTATGATGTCGAGGATCTGACCACCCGAGTCGTTCTGCTTGCACAGGGCGAGGGCGACACAATCACTACAGGATCTGCTGACGCTGGACCACTCCCATACCGTGATATTCATGGCAACGAGATCATTCAGACTCGTCTGGTTAGTGAGAGCGAGACCACGGCCGGAAACGCAGATGTCCGAGCCGCGCTTCAGTTGATCCGTTGGTCGCAGCCGCGACAGGCTATCCAGATCAGGACCGAAGAGTTTGACATCAAGGGCGATGTCTCGGTCGGTGACTACATCTATGTGTTCGATCCAGAGGCGGGATTCTACGATCTCGAAAACGAGGTCTTCTGGCGAGGCCAGCCAATCAACCCCATTGCTCTTCGTGTGGTTGAAATGGATTGGGGCATTCGTGCAGACTGGACTGTTGCCTTCCGATGCAATGATGGAGAGTGGTTAGACCTCAGCGAGTACTACCGACCAGAAACAGGGGGATCCACTCTTGCGGTGGGAGATTACCGGCGGACGCTGGCGGGTAACAACTACGAACCGTTGGGGTTCCGGCCGAACCTCCCCAACCCCGGCGCTGACACTACAATCCCTAGAGCGCCGGTATTTACGGGGTTCTCAGTGGGTTCCTACCAGTCTGAGACGAACAGCCACGATGTTAAGGCAGCGATACGGGCGCAGTGGGCCGAGCCGCTAAACACTGACGGCTCCACGGTCACCGATGGGGATCACTACGAACTGCGATACCGGGTCTCCCAGGTGATCGGATATCAGATCGACTGGGACACCCTTGCTGGGTATGTGGCAAGCATTGTCGACACCTTCACGAGCCGCGAGGTAACCGGCGGCTGGGACGACCCAGAGACCGGGACTGACTGGATCAGACAATCCGGCAATGCTATCAACTTCTACACCGACAATGGCGTAGGCATCATCGAGATTGATGCTGTCAATACGATCCAGATGATCACCTCCACCACAGAGGATGACAGCAAGGGTAAGTATCTGATCACAGTTCCATTCGTACCATCCGGGGCTAATGCCCACATCGCCTTTGTGGTTCGATATGTGGATGCGAATAACTACATCATCGCGGGCTTCCATGTGGAGCCCGACAATGATATCACCCTCAGGCTTTACCAGCGTGCTGGTGGCGTTGCGACCGAGATGGGTGGAGCAGTCGACAGCGGGTTCACGCATGTCGAGGATTCTTGCTATGACGATCAGGTAGTGGTCAAGGTCTGGCCTATTGCTGAATCTGACCCTGGCTGGCAGAAGACAGGAACCACCACAGTCCTGACCGGGGCGGGGGCTGGCCCATACCTGAAGCTGGATCCTGGCAACGACAATGCTCTTCCGCAGGCGCTGGTGTTTGACAACATTATTGTCTATGGACGAGACGCCTCTCAGGCTTACAGTTGGGATGATCTAGGTTCCTGGGACGGACTGGTGAGCGAGCCGGTTGAGGCCAATCCACAATGGCACTCAGTGTTCGCCGGCTGGGACCAAAACGTTCACACAATCATGGAGCTAACTCCTGGCATCACTTATGAGATCCAGATCCGAGCGGTGGATGCAGCCAGCCCGCCGAACCGGTCGGCGTGGTCGGGTAGCTCGTTCGTTACGACTACCGGAGACATCTTCCCTCCGTCGACTCCTGCACCCCCTACGGTAGCTGCCAGCCTAATCGCGATCCAGGTTACCCACTTCCTCGGCAAATCGTCCGGAGGGACATTTAACCTCGAAGCAGACCTGGACCACCTTGAGGTGCACGTCGGTGGCTCGGACTCCTTTTTCACCGACAATAGCACGAAGGTTGGGGAGCTAATCGCCACGGGCGGCATGGCTATCTCAAGCATCCCTGCAATCGGAACATTCCAGATTCCGCAGGTTGATGAGGTCCATGTCAAGGTTGTCGCGGTCGACCGGTCAGGCAACAGATCACCGGCCAGCGAGGCTGCCACGGCTACTGCAGAGTTGATTGATGATGCTCACATCTCCAACCTGTCAGTATCCAAACTGACCGCCGGAACAATCACTGCGGCAATACTGCTAGCAGCTCAGATTGAGGTTGGCTCCGGAGGAAACATCAGCATCACTGATGGATCTCTTGATGTAACGGATAGCAACGGGCAGAAGCAGGTGGAGGCAGGCCTGTTGGATGACGGAACATATGGGCTTGCGGCGGTGAACCCTGAGGGCGACTTCGTTAAGTTGTCTGCACTGGCCTTCGGTCCCCGGGGGGTATTGGTCTCCACCAGCGGTTCAACTACGAACCTTAACTACGTGGACATTGATGGGCTAGGCCCCTCAGTAGAAGTTGAAATTGGCCCTACTGGTCGAGTTATTGTTGCTGTGGGAGCCGAGATCATATCTCGAACCGCTAATGGCTTCACCCTTAATACTGGGGGTGGCTACATGAGCTTTGCATATACAGGTCCTTCGTCGGGTTCTGCTATTGACGCTCGGGCCTACTCGAATGTACTTAGGTATGATCTGGTTTCAGGAACGTCGGATGTCTCCTATGACTCGGAGGTGGGAGGCACCCGAATGTCTATTCTGGACAACCTAACGCCTGGAACTTACACCTTCACGGCCAAATACAAATCAGCGGGCGGAACCGCCGAATTTGATGAGCGCACCATTATTGTCTTTCCGTTCTAGGAGATGTGATGTCATCAACCTCGACCACAAGGCTCGGGCTGATCAAGCCGACTCCTGGCACAGGCGAGCCTGTGAATGTCCAGACCCAGATCAATGACTCTTGGGAAATGATCGACTATGCGATTGGCACGACACTGTGCACAACGGTTAGTCATCCGGCCTCTCCGTTTCACGGGCAGCTAATCCAGGAGACAGATACTGACAGCGTCTTCTATCACAATGGAGCCTCACCTGCTTCCGGTGGGTGGGTCCGCATTCTGACTGAAAATGATACAAGCGTTACGGTGTGTACCTCCAGCACCCGCCCAGGATCTCCTTCTGACGGAGATATGATTCTGGAGACGGATACCGAGCAGACACATATGTACAATGGCGGAAGTTGGCGCCAGATCTTCATGGACGGGGCTCGGGCTGAGATGATCCTTCCCGGGGGAGGATCCAATGCCGGGTTGCGCCTTTACACAAGCAGCACTTCCCAGTTCAATCGGGCGATCGGCACCAGGGGTAGCACTGACTCTGCGGATGAACGCTGGTGTCTGGATTACGACGGGGGCATGCAGTGGGGCCCAGGCACCGATGTCATGGACGTCAACCTCTATTGGGGCGGGCCGGGCTGGCTCCAGACTGACGGCCAGATAATCAATAGCGGTGTGTCATGGATCAACAGAACGACTGATGTAGCAGTAGCAACAACAACCGAGACAATCGTGTTGACCTCGGCCTCGTACACATTCAAGGCAGGGCTGGCATATGAGGTTGAATTCTTCGCCCCCTGCTATGGAAGTGTTGCCGGACTTCTCGGATTGTTCAGGCTGAGGAAGGGAACTACCACAGGTGGAGCGGACTGGGGCGAGTATGGGCGATGGAGGGTTGAGTCCGGTGCATCCAATGTCATTGCTGTACAGGCAAAGCGATACCTAGTCCGTACAGCTGGGACTGATCTGACTAGTGAAGTAACTGCTACAGTCACCGGGACCGTCGCTGGTACATACACGGTTCGCGGAACCATTACTACCTCACGACCTCACCTGCTGATAAAGCCTGTTGGGCTAGCCTCTGAGTACAGCGGTCTCGGCGTAACGATTACCTGACGGAGACATGACATGAGCGCAACCCTCACCACCCGTCTTGGCATCATCAAGCCCACGCCGGGGACCGGAGAGCCGGTCAATCTTCAAACACAGATCAATGACTCCTGGGACAAGATTGACTCCTCAATCGGTGCAACGATCTGCACCTCGGGCACTCGTCCTAGCGTTCCGTTCCACGGGCAATTGATCCGGGAGACCGATACCCGCCGAATGTACGTCTGGAATGCGACTCAATCGGCTTGGGATCAGATCATGTCTGCCGGCGGGTCATTCGCAAGCAACATGACAATGTCGGGCAACCTGACAATGACAGGGAACATCATTGATAACACGCTGCGGAAGTACAAGTCTGCAGCACAGACGGTCAACAACAGCACTGTTATGGTGAACTGTAACCACTTGTTTGTATCGGTGGTACCTGGGATCTACATTGTCGATGCATTTCTGCTGTACACATCATTGACTGCTGACATCAAGATTGGATTCTCTGGCCCTGCAGCAACAACCTTTGACTGGTCCGCCTGGGGCCAGGGAACTGGGGCAACAACCTTTGAAGGCGTTATCAAGAATGAGCGAAGGACCGCTGCGCAGACTAGCGGCCATGGAGGGACTTCGAGCGACCTCTCCATCCGGCCGACAGGAACCCTTCAGATTACCAACTCGGGGACGTTCAGAGTTCAGTTTGCGCAAGAAGTGGCAGTTGCATCGGATACTATCTTGCGGGTAGGATCATGGTTGCGCCTCGAAAGGTTGTCATAAGAACAGAAAGAAGTGACATGAGAATCCCCGGAGTCCCCTATGTGCAGGGGAGGAACAGCTACTCTGATGCTGATGGCACGCATTATGGCATCGCAATCCACAACACAAGCAACGATGCTTCGGATGAAGATGAAGCGAGCTACGCGAAGCGCCGGACCGATGGCGTCTCCTCGCATCTCTACACCGACAAGGATTCGGTGACGCAGTCGCTCTCGCTGACTGCCAGGGCGGGACACGCGGGCTCGTCCACAGGGAACAATAACTCCCTGGCAGTTGAGATCACCGGTGGGAATGGAAAGACCCGCGCCTGGTGGCTGGCGAACGTGGCCTGGGACAAGCTGGGCAAGGCACTCGCTTGGGTGATCGACAACGACCCGGACTACAGAGGATTCCAGGTCCGTCGGGCTTCGGTCTCGGAGATGAAGAGCAACCCCAGGGTGAAGGCGTTCTATGGCCACGACGACATGCGCCGGGCGTGGGGCGGAACTACGCACACTGACCCGGGCGGCAACTTCCCCTGGGACAAGCTGTTCAGTTCAGTCAATAAGTACCGCAGTGGAGGCACTGGCGGTGGAGGAGGTTGGGACGAGATGGCAACCAAGGCAGAGGTTCAAGCGGCTGTTGTTGCAGCCATTGAGCAGACTCGTGAGTTCCAGCACAGTGGTCCTCGTAGTCGTCTGAAGGACACGAAGGTCTGGCCGCCGAATGGTTGGGGTGATTTGTCGACCCGTGAGATGCTTGAGTATGTCTTCGAGTTCAGCCAGAGCAAGGAGCTCAAGGCTGCCTGGCTGGAGACTGCGGCCAATGTCAAGGTTCTGTCAGGCAAGGACTTTGTCAACGAGGGCGAGATCATCGAGGGTGTTCTTGGCGGTCTCGGCCGGGGAGACCTGAGTGATGCCGAGATCGCTGACATCCTCCGTCGAGGGCTCGGCGACCGGACTGCGGCAGTAGCCGCGATCCTGTCTCAGCCCGCCGGATAGGCCGGGCGTAGGGGGCTCCGGTGTTTCTGTGGATAGCTAGTACGGTGCCTCCCGAGATAGCGGGGCTGCCGACCTGGGTCCTCAATGGGCTCTCGATCGGCAGCCTCGTTATGTTACTGGTTGTTGGTCTGGCGACCAGCCGATTGTGGACTAAGAGTCAGGTTGACAAGCTTGAAGCACGGTATGAACTTCACCTCACAAGAACTGTCGAACTCTGGCAAGGGCGGGTTGAGGATGCCGTTAGAAGAGAAGAGGAATGGCGGACAGTTGCTGAGAAATGGCAGACAGCCGCTACGACCCTCAGTGACTCGGTGGGC